TTTAGACGGTATGAAAGAATATTTCGACAATAAACTATACCTATCTTCAAATTAAATTTTAGCAAAAGCGCTCCTGAACCCCACATTCAAGAGCGTTTTTTGCTACCTATAAACGAAATTTAACCGCTGTTTTATCCGTTCAATTTCTCGTCAATACTGGCAACGTGCTGCAAGATCTGCTTGAGAGTGTCATCATCACTGGTATCTTTTTTCGTGTTCTCATTCGGCTTGTCTGTAGTGGTTGTTGCACTTTTTGCAAATCCATTCAGCCCAGCAGTCTTGATAATCGCCGGATAATCCTGATACGCATAGTCCAGATCCACCTCGCCGACAATACCGGAAACGCTGCCTTTCCAGCTGTACTGCCACAGCCCATAATTCCCGGCATAGGACGATCTGCTCACATCCACATGAGACAGAAACACGTCATACCGGCTCTTTATATCGTCCCCGATACAGCTTTCCAGAGCCGACTTGAACGTATAAATTGCCGCATAATACCCGGCAGATTCCAACGCACTGCAAAACGCCTGACAAAGTGCATCTGCATTTTGCAGGCTTGCCTGTTCTTCGATGTCAAAAGCAATAGGATACTCGAACTGTTTTCCTGCCAGAGCAGACAGGCACACAGCAGCCTCCTGCTCCGCTTCTGTGGTAGTTTTGGCGTAGCTATACCAGTATGCCCCGACAGGGATTCCAAGCCGTTTACATTCGCTGTAGTTCCGTTCAAACTGCACATCAATCTGACTGGATTCTTTCCCGAAACCTGCCCGTAAAATCGCAAAATCCACCTGCCCGGATGCTTTGACTTTTTCCCAGTTGATTACGCCCTGATGCTTGGAAACATCAATCCCTTTTGCCACAATTTCAGATGGTTGCGGCTGTGCTTTTGCAATGCCGAAATAGCGGTAGAAATCGCTTGTCACCGTGTTTGTGCCTTTGGTTTCATCACCATACCATTTTGCCCCTGTTCGCACATCCAGATGCACCGCCGTATAAGCACTGGTGATGTTGGCAATGCCGCTGAAACCCAAATCCTGAGCCTTACAGCACACCACCTTTGCTGAAATTATGTTGCCGGACTTGTCATAGCACACCACGTCCGCCGCCGTCCCTTTGGTATGCTGCCCAGTACTCGTACCGCCTACCGCTTTATCATGCTCAGGACAACAGTAGCCGCTGTTGACGATGATCTTGCCGCAGTCCAATGCTGCATACAGCTGTTCCAGCTTGCTCACCAATTCATCCGAAATCAAAAAGTCGTGGCTTTTACCGCATTTACAACGGAATTCACGAGCGTTGAAGTGCTCAGTCAGTTGGGTGTTGTCCGTTGCTGAAAAACTCTTTACTGTCATATAAAACGACTCCCTTCTACAAAAAATACTTTTGAAAAAATCGAAAATTCGCTTGACTTTTCCACGAAAACGTGGTATAATGTAATTAAAGAAAGGGGGAAAGCAAATGCGGACAGGCGAATTAAAAAAGAAACTTCGCAAAGCCGGATGCTACAAAATCCGAGAGGGCGGAAACCACGAAATCTGGTACAGCCCCAAAACAGAAACAGCATTTTCTGTTGGACGGCATGACGGACAGGAAATCGCAACCGGAACCGCAAACAAAATCCTGAAGGATGCGGGGCTGAAATAAGCCCCGACCCTACGGGGTTTTCAAAATGGCAAGAAAGCGAACCATTCGCTTTCCTTGTCAACTTTTCAAATCCGCATTTGTACCCCCATTCAAAAACAAAAAGGAGCTGGTAAAATGGCGAAATACGTTTACCCTGCAGTCTTCACAAAAGAGGAAAACAACGCTTATTCGGTTGACTTTCCGGATGTAGAAAACTGTTATACGTGCGGAAATTCTTTGGTGAATGCAATGGAAATGGCATCTGATGTCTTGGCAATGATGCTGTGTTTCAGAGAAAAGGAAAAGAAACCAATTCCGGTCGCTACTCCGATCAAAGAAATTCAAACAAATGCAGACAGCTTTGCAACCTTGATTCTTTGTGATACGACCGATTATCCTCTTGTGGAGTGTGAGCCGAATGCAGAATAACATCAAGAGAATACGGGAACAGAACGGCATTACTCGAAAAGAGTTAGCCGCTCTTTCCGGCGTACACTATAAGAAAATTACAGACTACGAAAACGACTACATCAAATTTGAAAATATCACAATCGGGAATCTGAACCGTATTGCAACTGCCCTCGGTGTTACACTGGATGAACTGTGTAGAGAAGATTCCGAAAATCAGTAAAACAACTACTATAGAAAAATGCGGTATGCCAAAAACGACATACCGCATTTTTCATTCTTTTTCTTCTTTCTCGGATTCTAAAGCTTTTCGGAGCAAGCGTTTGATTTCCGTCTGCAAGGCTTTTCCCTCTAAGGCATCCAGAATATCCTTATCGCTTTTTCGATTCAGCTTCAAACCAATGAAACGTGTATTTTGCTTATCATACTTTTCTTGGGGTGTCAAAAAACCACTCCTAAAATTTTTTCTTGCCAATTCGGGCAAAACGTGATATAATTGTTGTAGCACGAAAAAGCGGTGGCAAGTCCGCTCTTTCTGTGTTTCCGTTGCCGACTGTTTTTCAGTCGGCTTTTTCTTTTAGCCCTGAAGCATCTGTTTCAGCTGTTCAATAATGGCTTGCTTTTCAGCCTCGGTTTTCGCATCCTCTAACTGCTTGATTAAAAGCATAATAAAGGATTTGAACTGCAAATCCGTCATTCCCATTTCCTCCATATGTGCCTCCTTTCCATATCCGCTTGCCCGGTATTCGTGGGTGGTTTTCCAATCCACTGTAATCATTATACCATAGGTTTAACCTATTGTCAAGGCTTTTTTCGGGAAAGTGTGATATTTGTCGGAGTACACAAATACGGTGCTGCTTTTTGTACGATAGCAATATCGTTTTCAATTGTCAAACAACAACGTTAGTCCTTGATTTCAGGTAATCCAGCCACGCTGGTCAGTACAGATAAAATGCCCGCCAGAAGTGCGGTACTGCCAACTACAAGCCAATTAACATCCTGCATGGTTGCTGCCACACCAACGGTCGCTATTGCTGTCTGAGCAATGGTTTTGATTGCCCGAATAACAGCCGCCTTCGTCCACTGTTTCCAATCCCTTTTCATACATTTTCTCCTTTCTCGGTTGGCAGTGCCATGAATTCCTCGTGCAAGTGTGTCATCACACCGTTGCCGCCAAGTTCGTGATACTGCCGGTACATATTTTCGTAGTTTTCTTTTGCGTAAATCGGTGCAAATCCTGCATCAATGTACTTGTTATAGCAGTGTAACATCCGGTCACGCAGCAATGCCTGTACACCGTATTCCAAAGCCTTCTGACGGCTGTCCTGCTTTTGCATTCGAGATAGAATTGCTCGTGTGCCAATACCCAGAATGCCAGTTGCGGACAGAACAGAGATTGCAACCGTGATAATTCCTTGAATCACACTGCTTCCTCCGTTTCTTTCACATCATTCGTTTCTTTCTCTTCTTTCACATCGTAATCACCAGAAAGCAAAACGAGCATCTCCGGTGTCAAGTCGCCGGATGCAAAAATCTGATACTGTCCATTTTCCAGTTGTACCGCTTGGATTTTTGCATTGCCCCAGTTACTTCGTTGGATCGCTTTTCCGGCTTTCAGCTGCTCTACTGCCTCAATAATATTCATTGTATTTTCCCCCTTACAAAATTGTGATAGATTGAATCAGCGGGTGGCTGTTGTTGCTCCGCCCTACCCACACCAAATAATAAGTGCCTGCAGTTACGCCCTCGCATGGGGTCAACGTTGTGATGTAGTCCGTGCTGTACAGCCACTGCAAGGGTAAATCAATATAACTGCCCTCGGTCTGTGCCTTTCCTAAAATATCTGATGCAGTTCCAGTATCCGACTTTACTAATCGCATGATGCCAGTTTCCGTACTATACGCATGAAAACGAATTGCAATTTGCGAAGCAGATGTAATCTTTAATGGTGTTGTAGAACAACTATAGCAACTGTAATCCCACCCGAAAACGTCCGTGCCATAGTTCAGTGCATAGTTGTTTTTTTCGCTACAGAATGCGGAATGCTCAGTGACGAAATCTGACA